GACTGAGATAACCGGTGTTCTAGCACCGCGTTGGAAGTCAGACGCCGCATCGCAAACACTTTCAATTGTTTGGCGTTGAAGATGCTGGCGCTGTCGACGGGCGGGCAATTTCCAAAGTTAGGAATGATCCGCGCCCAGTCTGGAAACGTGCCGTCGACCAGCTCAAACATGTGAGCAGATGCTGGCAGTTCTTCCTGTTTGCCTTCCTTATCGGTCAAGCAGTCGACCAGGCTGGCGTGATAGGTATCACCCGCACCGCGCTTGCTTGTGTCGACGATTGCCACACGTTCCACACTCGCGCCAAGTTTGGTGTTATCCCGGAAATTAGATCCCGGCACCTTGTGGCCCTCAGTGCGAAGAATGACGCCTTGCCCCTCGGGCGCTTGGCCCTTGGGGTCATATCCGACGATCAGCTTGTGCCCATCAGTGGCCACCAGGACAACACCAGGTTGACCCTTAGGCGCTTGCTGTACGCAAACCCCGTGCAGATAATACCGGCCTTTCTCTTTCGAGGCGAAGCGGTAAACCGTGCGGAATAGATCAGCGGAAAAACGATAGGTTTCATTTGTCATTGTGTAGTCTCCATTGAATAAACCCTGTCTCATCAGTGCAGGGCGGGTTATGCCCCTACAGACCGGGATTGCTCCCGGTTTCGACTAGTGCACAAGCTGGCGACGTTCAGCGCGAAGCTCGGCTTTGTATTCCTTGCAGAACCACGCGTTAAACTTGCGCAGTGCAGCGTGGCAGGCGTGGTAATCTTCACGGGCTGCCCTGTATGCTGGCGACGCCTTCACCGCGTCTGGCGTAAGTCCCATTTGACCAGAACCCAGGCCAGGGACGGCGCGAAGCGCTGCAGAGGCTTCCTTGTGGCGAGCCATCAGAACGCTCTGCATTTCCTTTGCGAATTCAAAGCACATATTCAAATCTCCATTGGTTCAAGCTGTCTCATCAGTGCCCAGGCGCTTACCCCTGAACAGACACGCGTGCAGTTTAGACATGGCTGGAGAGAGCCCCGCGCAGCGTGTTTCGATATTCCCTTACGATGTCAAAGAGCCTGAAAGGCATAGAGCGCCGTTCCATGAATACTAATATATCCGATAAAACAGCAAAAAGCAATCGGAAAAACCGATATTCTGGCCACCGCATATGGACATAGCAAGAACACCGCTGCATTCATCCAGCCTCAAGAGACACTAGAGAGCGCGAAGCGCGGAGGGGATACGATGTCAGGACAGCCACTAAAGCGGGCAAGAGAGGATCAGCTCAAAGCCGAGAGAGACAATCTCGAAAAGGAAGTGCAGCAGCTCAAAGCCCTAATCGCCGTTCACGCGCCGGACGCAGTACTGGCCACACTGCCACCGCAGCAGCGCGAATTCACGCCAGACTTGCCGGATAAGGTCATTGCACTCGGCGCACTCGGGAACACTGAAGCGTCAATAATGGCTGCGCTGTCTATTAAGGCGGATGACTGGAATGAGTGGAAGGTGACCTTCCCTCCACTGGCGGACGCAGCCTCGCGTGCACGAGCATTAGCCCTGGCGTGGATCGATACGCTGCAGCAACAGGCAATCACGCGTGGCGATAACAGGTTCCCACACCAGACCGCGAACCAATACAGGGAAACGTTGCGCAATCAGGACGGGGGATCGGGGGCAGGTGACGCGTCGAAGCTGGTCATGGTTGTGCGCGGTGCATCACGTACACAGCATGATAGGCCATCAGAGGCCAAGGCATAGCGTAACCTGTAGCATTCATTGGGCATGTGGCCATTCATTCTGACTGCACCAGGTGTGTCAGAACGCTAAGCGGGAGGGGGTGGGGGGGGTCTCAACAAAGCCACCCGGGGGGAAAAACGGCGCCGCTCCCTAGTCCGATGGGTACTTCACAAAACTTTTAATCCTACCCTCCAGACGTTTTCCCCCAGAGATTACCAGAATTGACCCTCAAGTCTCTCGTATCCCCGGCTTTAGACAACCTTTGGGCGGAAGTTGTGCGGGTGGCTGTTGTGTTTCGGATCTGGTTAATTGGAGCCGACCTGGTCGTTAATGTCGAATATCTGCCGTATCGGTGAAATATCGGCGATCCTCTTTGGTTGGTACAGCTTGAGCGTGAATACGTTCGTTATGGGTGGTTAAAAACTAGCGTGTAGCGTGATTAATAGGATTTCCTCTATTGACCTTTGTTCGATAAATCGGAAATATCGGGTAAATCAAACAGAGGGAAGAAGCAGATGTTTGGCGATGATGATAGAGGATTCTGGGCTGACGGTGAGGATGTGGCTGCCGAGGTGACGGTTGCTGGTGGCGAGGGTGAAAAAGAATTCGCTGAGGATTTCGCGGCTGCGGAGGATGCGGCGGCTGCGCCGCCGGCGGAGGGCTCTGGTCCTGAACCTGAGGGTGAGGTGTTTTACACGAAGGGTTTTGATCCGAACGTGGTGACCATCAACCGGCACCCTTCGTGGACGGATGTGAACTACCACACGAGCGACGGCATCTTCATGTTGACGACGTTCTACGGTGCCGAAAAAGAGCACTGGTCGGCCGCTGATGCCTACGCCAAGTTCATCGCCGAGAGCTTCCAGGAGAAGCAGGAGAAGGATACCAAGTCTGCGCTCGATGCGGACCTTGTTCCAGATGGGTATGGGTACGTCACCGGTCGAGCCCGCCTATAGTCCGGTTCGCGACCTTGCATGGGGCATGGATCCTGACGATGCGGTGCGGATGCAGGCTGTGCGTGATGCGTTCCGGTATGCGCAGATGCGCCATCATCTTCCGGTCTCGGATATTATCGCCGCGGCCGAAGCGTTTGAAATGTTCTACAAGTATGGCGGCGACGCTTGACCCGTGGCTGGCGATCTCAGATCGATCGTCACCAAACACGCCGCTGAGCGCTTCGCAGAGGCCCGATACGGGGTTTCATTCGAAGCACTCAGCGGCTGGCTCACGATTGACGACCTGCAGGCCCAGATGTGCACACCTGACCTTCTGGTGAAGGTACGTTCCAAGGCCGCGCGCCATCACGAGAATGGCATCACCTTCATCATCAAGCACGGCGTCGTCATCACAGTACTCGATGGCAAGCGCCGCCGCCCGAGGAGGGTCCGGGGAAAAACCCGGTACGTCGAAACGCAAGGGCGCAAACGTGGGTGATGTAATCAGCTTTGAGCATGCGCCGGTTCTGGATCAGGCCGCGCTATCGAACGGATCAATGCGTCTGGTCGAAGGCCCGGTCAACTCGGGCAAGTCGGTCTGGTCGCTGTCGGAAGTCTTCGGCAAAGCCTGCACGATACCGCGCGGCAAGGACGGCATACGCAAGTCGAAGTTCCTGGTGGTTCGCGACACGTATCCGAACCTGAACTCATCCACGATCCCGACATGGAAGCAATGGTTCCCCGAAGAAGAATGGGGCCGCATCACTGGCTCCGAGCCGATGCAGGCCGTCTACAAATTCCTCGACGTGGAAATGACCGTCGTGTTCCGCGCCTTCGACTTCAACAACATCGAAAAGACCGTCAAGGATCTGAAGTCGACCGAGTGGACCGGCGCCTGGTGCAACGAAATGCAGTTCATGCCGCTGCCGATCGCGAAAGAGATCTATTCGCGGACAGGGCGATACCCGGCGCGCAAGGACTGCCCGGACTATGACCGGCGCAAATGGGTCGTCGGCGACATGAACGCGCCGGCAACGAACAATTTCTGGGGCTATCACATGCGGGGCAAGACACCCATGCCCCGCGACTGGACACCGGAACAGCGGTTCGAAATGGAAATGCCCGACGATTGGGAATTCTTCGAACAGCCAGCAGCCGTCCTAGAGATCCGCGACGATGCCGGCACGTTCCTGCGCTTCGATGTCAACCCGGAAGCGGAGAACCTTCCTCACATCGGCGAAGAATCCATCCGGCAGGAACTGTCAGGGCGTACCTACAACGACGTTCGGCGCGACCTCATGAACAAGGTGGTGCCCATCCGCAAGGGCTTCCCCCGATATACGCAGTTCCAGACCAATGTTCACATCGCTGACGGCCTGAAACCACATGAGAACCTACCGATCATCGCCGGGTATGACCCCGGCATTCAGGGCTGCATCCATCTGTTCCAGCAATGGGATGACCGCTGGATGGGCCTTCGTTCGATCCTGGCGCACGGCGACGGCGCCGAGCAGCTGGCGACGCGGGTGCTGTCGGAACTGAACACGTTCTTCCCGTTCTGGAAGGACACGGGCTGGGTGGGATGGGGAGACCCTTACGGGCAACACGCGGTTTGGCGGCGGCACCAGCGCCACACGGGCCGAGGATACAGCGTTCGACATCTTCAAGGCCAAGGGCCTGCCGTTCAGGTCACCGAAGGCACATGACAATCCCTCATTGCGCCAGGCGGCAACGGTGAATTGCTGAAGGGCAGGACCGACACCGGGGCGCCGCGGCTGATCCTCGATCGCATCCATTGCTCGCCGCTGATCCAGGCGCTCGATGGCGGGTGCACGATGAAGAACATCAAGTCGCCAGATGGCATGCGTGTCGAAGAAGTGGTCGACAAGAAGAATCCGCTCGCTGACGTCATGGAAGCGGCCGAGTACGCCTTCTGGGGCGGCGGTGAGGCGACTGAGCTTGTGCGGCCTGCCGGCGCCGTCAAACCGAAACCAATCAATTACAACCGAAACGGGGGCGGCAGTGTCTGGCGCTCCAGAGCAAAGGCAGGGCGCTGATGGCCGACAACGATCAAATCAGTCTTTCCCAATCGTTCCAGCCTTCAATCTGGTACGTCGCCTTCCTCGATCGCGAGCGGGAAGACTGGTTTGATCTGCTGTCACCAAGCTGGGCACGGCACGTCATGGCCTTCGCCTATCTGAAGCCCCTCGATTGCTGGCTGTTCGTGGATCCGAAACTGCACCGGCATGAAATATCAGTCGTGCCCGACCATCTTGTGCGGCCAGTGCTTACCGAAATGTATATGCACGAGGTCAAGATCCTCCGCATCGATCAGCAATCCGGCAACCCATACAACGCCAGGATCGGCAACTGGTGCACCCAGACCATTGCCCGTCTCGTCGGAGTTCGCAGCCGTGCGTTCCGGCCGATAGCCTTATACCGCGATCTTATACGCTCAGGAGCAGTCCCGCTTACGAGGAATCTGATGAGCATCAAGACCAAAGCGCCGGAGATCCAGGAAGACCCGGCGACCAAGAAACTCCGCGAGCAGGCTGAGGCGCGGGCCGACGCCACGCGGTTCGGCGAAGCACAAGAATTCACCAGCGATGCAACACAGCGCGTCGTTCGCCGTTTCGGTGCACGTGCCGCAACGGCCGGCGCCAGCGGGACTGCGGCATTCAATCCATTCGCATTTGGTACGGGCGGTTCCGGCACGTCGTTCAGCGGATTCAACCTCAAAATCTCGGCCTCCAGTCCGGAAATATCTCACCGCAAGTCTTCCGCAGAGCGTCATCTGGCGGCCTGCAAGGACTCGGCACTATGGTTCCGAGGTTCTAGCGCATGGCCGAATTTCACGACGCAAACACGCCCGAAGGCAAACTGCTGCAGCGCATTACCGCGGCCCGTTCTGATAGATCGACGGTGTCATCTGCGCTCAACAGGTTCTATGAGCTGGCCTTGCCATTCCGGGCCCCGATTTCCTCGACGGTCACGCGATCGACCCAGACGCGCCTCGAGGAACAGGAAGACATCTTCGACGATACGCTGCAGACGACGGTCCTCGATTTCGGCGCCGAAATGATGGACCGGTTTACGCCGCACTATAAGCCGTGGGCAGACCTGAAGCCGGTCAAACAGCTCGATCCCTCCCAGAAAAAGGCCGGTCTTGCGCTCATCAAGGAGCGGCAGGAACTGATCTATGCGGAGATCAAGCGTTCGGATTTCTATGAACAGTCCAGCCAGCCCTGGCTCGATGTGGCCGGCTCCAAAGGCGGCATCGTCATCCCATACGCCAAGTCAGGCGAGAAGATTCACTGCACACCGATTGTGATGTCCAGCCTGCTGGACGACATGGGGCCATTCGGCGATCTCGACATGCGAGCGCAGGAATTCATCACCAAGCGCAAGCACCTGAAGAACCTGTTCCCGAAGATCGATATGTCGAAAATCCTGCTGCAAATTCGCGGTGACGATGAAAGAGACGTGGTCGTCGTGCAGGGCAATTACCGCCTGTATGGCGGGAAAAACGACTGGATGTTCTTCGTCGTGATTGACGGGCGTGTCGCCCAGATGAAGGCCATGAAGGGCATGGGATCCTGCGCTGTTCAGGTTCTGCGCTGGTCGGACGCGCCGTTCTCGACATGGGGGCCGGGCGCCGCCATCCCGGCAATGCCATCGGCCAACACGCTGCAGGAACTCGGCTATCTATTCCTGAAGAATCTCGCCAAGCGAATTGACCCCCCGTTCTCATACCACGAGGACGGGCTGTTCAACCCAGAAGGCGGCGTTGACGCAGGTATGGCCCTGCCGCGCGACGGACAGTCGGGCGGTATCGAATGGCTGATCCCTGACCAGGATCTTGATGCAGCCATGTTCGAGCGCGAATTGCTGCGGATGAACGTCAAGAAGGCGATGTTCCAGGATAAGCCAGAGCAGGCTGGCCGCACACCGCCGACGGCAACGCAGTGGATTGATGAGCGGGCGCAGACAGATCGCCGCCTGCAGCTGGCCCGTCTTCGCGTCTACAAGGAATGGGTGCTGCCCATCCTCGAGCGCTTCAACTGGATCATGACAACACGCGGCGACCTGCCGCCGCTTGAACTCGACAGCGGCACACAGATCGAAGTCAGC